GGTTTCATTCCCGAAGTCTATTGCCCCGCTTGAATCTGTGATTGATCCATTCGCCAGAGTAAGGTTTCCAATGGTTGAGCCAGTAGCCGCTGAAATCGTACTTGTAAAAGTAGAAGCATCATCCGCTGTTAAAGCCCCAACTCTAAGGGGCATGTAGTCTGTGACAGTGATGTTCCCCGCAGTTGTTCCTGCCTCGGTAGCCGCTTTAATTGTGGCAAACCCATCAGCAGACTCATCATAGATGAAAGCCATATTTTGAGTATTGCTACTTGAACCATCACCCCGAGTAAATACAATCCCCTGATCGTAAGCTGATCCCGTGTAACCCTGTGCAAGTTTGATAAGTGAATCGCCAATGGTAAGGGTGGAACTTGAAACTGTGGTAGTTGTGCCTGAGACTGTGAGGTTTCCTGTAACCGTTAAGTTGTCAGCAACTGTGGTTTCTGAAGTCCCGTGTCCCAAAGTAATTGCCGTCCCTGAGATTCCCGTTCCAATAGAAACGGATTCAGAACTATTGGCTGTATCAACAATTAAATAAGCATCTGATCCTTGTTTGATCGTTAAGGCTGTTGCTGAGTTATCGTCAACAGCTATATTTATGTCTGTCCCATCTGCACTGATGCTGTCAAGGGCAATATCGCCAACATTGGTGATTGCATTATCCCCAAATGATGTAGCTCCAAGTGTTACTGATCCCGTAGTAGATAAGGCACTTGATCCAATATCAATCGCACCAAATCCACTTGAGATTGCCCCACTATTTAATGTCCCAACAGTTGTTACACTTGAAAGAGTATCAAGAGAACTTTCCATATAAGTCTCAAGATCAGATGCAGGAATCTGTTTAGTTGTATTCCCGTCTATAACAATAAAAGCATCAGCATCAGCTATGGTAATAGATGAGGTTGATTTAGCCGATCCATCAAGAATATTAAGTTCGTCCGTAGTTACTCCTGCACCATCGAGGATTTCCAATTCCGCTTCTAATATTGCGGCACTTCCGATTGTGAACCCTGAAGCTGTTACCACACCTGACGATGTTATCGCTCCTGATCCAATAGTACCTAATCCACTGACGTTCCCACTTGTGTCGAATGTGTAGTTACCATCTGACAACGTGCCAGATAAAGTAATATTAGTTATCCCTGTTAATGCTCCATCAAAAGCAACCGCACCATTAATGTCTATTGTAGTGGCTGAGATGTCAATTTCTGTATCCCCGACAAGTCCTAAATGACCATCGGCTTTCTGATAAATATATGTCCCCGAATCACCGAACTGTAATTGGGTAGTCCCTACTCCAGAGTCATCCGTTAATAATAGACCAGTATTGTGGACATGGGTTAAGGTAACATCTCCATCATCACCAAAGGCAACAACAGCCTCATCTGCTAAGAACAGATCGCTGAATTGCAGTGAGGATGTCCCAAGATAAGCACCGTCTTGTGCATCAGGTGCGAATCCTGTGGTCGCCGTAACAACCGTTCCCTGTACCGCACCAGTTGAGGTAATTGCCCCTGATCCAACTGTCCCCGCTAAAGTTACATTTGCACCACTAAAAGTTGCCGCAGTAGTTGTTCCAGATTTAATTATCAAATTCCCAGACGAATTAGTTAATGACCCGTAAGTTGTCCCATCGTCCTTCAAGAATACATCAGCACCTCCTGCATCCAGAACAATGTCTGTGGTTGCATCAAGTGTGATGGTAGAGCCTGAGTCTATCTCAGCAATAACTGGAGTGGTTAAAGTTTTATTTGTTAAAGTATCTGTGGTCGCTTTTCCTACAAGCGTATCTGTTGATACTGGTAGTGTGACTGTGACATCACCTGCGGGATCACCCGCCGACAGAGTTAGTTCGTGAGCATCAGAAGTTGACCCTTCAAAGACAAGATTGCCTGTAATTGTTCCACCGAAGGCGATTGTATCCGAAGCCGCATCACCAAGCGTTATCGTTCCGCCATTGAATGTGGAAGTGCCTGTAACTGTGAGATTCCCACCGACTGATGTATTCCCCGTTACGGTGAGGTTGTCAGCAACCGTCGTTTCAGAGGTCGTATGACCAATCGTTACAACTATGCCAGAAGTCTCAGTTGCGAGCTTTAATGCTCCCGTAGCATTGGTGATGTATGAGTTTGATCCGTCATGGTAGAGTTGCATATCGCTACCCGCACCAAATTTGAACTTATCCGAGTCGGGGACAATAAGATCACCACTTGAATTAACGGTGACGGCTTTAGAAGCCTGCGAAGTCCCGAGGGTAGTAATATCTACATAATTCAGCTCTGCCGCTGAACTCGTTACGAGTGTTCCGCCAAGTTTTAATCCATTACTCCCGTCATGGGAAGCAATGTCAAAATCGTAAGCCCCGTCATTGATAGATGCGGAAGCTGTGCCTATCTTTAAAACGGATGCAGTACCATCGCCATCATAAATTATATCCTCGGTAGCTGTAAGCCCTCCGTCAGCGTGGAGAAGTTGTCCGTACCCGTCAGATATTCTTGTGTTTGTTAAGTCAGTCGCCATCAGTCAAACGCCCCTGCTTTATATTCTTCTTCATAAAAATCCTTGCCAAATCTTGCCTGCACCCGAGAGATCAATTTTCTAATTCGAGAACTTTTGCATTTTGGACAAGTATGACGTTTTCTTGAATTAATATCTTGAAGAACGTCAAAAACCTTTTTACAGTCCTCACATTGAAATTCGTAAATCGGCACTATTTCTTAGCTTTCTTAGCCTTTTTTACAGCACCACCTGCTTCATCACATTCCTTATGACCCGCTTTTTTATATTCCTTCATCTGATCTTCAGAAGGATTTTCTTTACCAAAGACTGAACCGTCTTTTCGCTTAAACCATTTCATGTTATTCTCCTATGTAAGCAATACAAGAACCAGATGTCAATTCAAAGGCTGTCCATCTTCCGTAGATAGTTAAACCTTTTGGAAAGGTTATTCCATCTACCTGTAAACTATTTTCTGCAATCAGTGAAGATGTAGCATTACTGCTTGGATATATATAATTGGTTTCAGGCACTAATCCTGTTGCCCCTGTTTCAAATACTGAATCTTCTAAAAATGCAATAGCTACATATACAGTCCCCGCATATTGAACTTCTGCATTATGCGTTGTAAAAACAGCAGACCCTGCTTGACCCAATTGGATATTTATTGCTTCTTGAGCTGAATACCTGCTCTTTGTCTGTGCCATTTCTTTCTCCTATTTAATTGAGCATTGGGGGCGGTTAAAACCACCCCCGCAACTCATCATCTACTACGGATTAGCGAAATTCGCTACCGCACAAGCTGTGCTTGAAGCCGCATGACTTGCACATGCCCCGAAAATCACATCAGCTACGATTGACGTACTAAGGTAGTCAATATCATAGGATGATTGGACTCTTGGGCTTAATTGCATAGCCATATAAACAGCTTCCCGCTTGAACAGGGTTGCTGTTTCGTCTCCAGTACCACCATCATCATCCCAATCAGTTGAGACAAATGTGGGGACACCGTAAACCATACCCACAGCACCCGAAACATTCGGATTCTGTGCATCGCCTCTTCTGGAAGCATCGTAGAAGTCCTGAAGCGAAAGGGCACTCATATAAGCCGCAGGAGAGCAATACAAGAAAGCATCTCCGTCAGTATAAGAATGACCCGCATCGAGGAACTTCTGAAGTCCACTTCTAATCAGAGCGGTTGTGAAGGTGTTATCTGCACTTAGCGTAACATCATTTCCCGTTTGCCCTTGAAGCACTGTTACCGCAATATAATTCTCAATGAATTTTGCGATAGAATAGCCCATGCTCTTAGCATACATACCGAAAAGGTCAGCATTTTCCTGCACCTTTACAATATCGCCTATTCTTTTAGCTTCGTAAGCGTGTTGGTCAACAGACAGGTCAACTTTACCATCCGTGTTTGCACCATAAGTAACAGCCGAGCCAGAGGACAATGAAGCCGCTGTTTCTTCAGTTACTTTTGGAACGTGGATGGTATCGCCACCTGCTGAAACCATACTGGACAGATCAGTTACCTGATTTCTTAATTGGAACGCACGTTCCGCATAATCAAGGATACCGTCTGACCACATCTCGGGAATAAAGTTAGCCGCAGTTGTTAATGTTACTTCTGCCATTGTTATTCCTATTTAATGTAACCCGACAAGATATTACTCCAATTATCTCGTTTTTCGGCATCAGTCATATCAGACATCTTCTTTGATGGCTTCAATGAAATTCCAGCCGAAGACATATCGGTCTTGGCGGGTTTTTGTTGAACAATTTTCCCATGTACCTTCCTCAATGCAGGCGTTGGAAGGTCTTTAAAATTTTCCCGATCTTCATCAGAAAAATCTGAAAGCAGTCCCTCGCGTATGGATAGCTCAATAGATTTTGCCTGCTCAACGATGGGTTCAAGTTTGGAAATCTTAGCGGCTCTTTCTTCCGCCAAGGCTCTCCATTCTTCTTTCTCTTCCATCTGTTTCTGTCTACTGGCTTCCACTTGCTTCTGAAGTTTATCGAACTTCGATTCTGCTCTCTGTGCTCTTTGCCGATACTTCTTGCTTTCTGCGATAGAATCGGCATAATCAGATTCCGTAAAAGACGGGGTGTCACCCTGTGAATCTGATTCAATCTCTTGACTCGTCTGAGTCTCTGTTTCTTCGGTCATACTGACCTCCTTTTATTTTACACTAAATCTAATTTTTTACACTAAATTCTAATTTCGACACTAATTCCGATCCGATTGCGGCGGCAATGGCTGAAAACGCATCATCTGATATTCCCAACCATTCTCTTACTGGATTCTTTCCCTCTCCGTACTGATGGTATCCGCCTATTGCGTCTCGATCTCTTCTCAATAGTATCTCTACTTTATTTCTTTTTGGCGACTTGGCTTTTAGAAGCCTCATTCTCCCAGTTGCATAAAGCGGGACTTCGGGGAACGGGCGACGAGCCGCCCTCTTTTGGGCGATTGTTTCTGGTTTAAGCTCTGTAAACCCTTCTCCATTAACATCAATACCGTCCCTCAGTCTGTTGAAATGGTCATCTACAATAATCTTTCCTGTGGTTTTCAACACTTTCGTCCAATCTACAAGAGTGGAAAAATCATAAGCGTCTTCTTCTATCTTAACAGATACCTCCATTATTCGGATTCCTCAGGAGGCTTCGCAATAGGCTTCGCAATAGGTTTCCCAACAATAGGCTCAGCGGCAGGTTCTTCAGCAGATTCTTCATCAGGTTCTTCAGAATTCCTTGACATCATTTCTTCTATCTCTTTTTCATTCGCATCAGGATTATTATGCCTAAACCAGTCTTCTTTGGACGAAAGACCATGTTTCCACTCCCATTCCCATTGCATCCTCTGGTCTTGGGCTGTCAGCGGAAATCTCGGCTCTGAGAAATCAATGGGATTTTCCGACCCCGCATTTATTCCATGAACAGAAAGAATCTCCCTGTCCACTCTGAACCTATCTTCTTCAAATTTTCTCCAAGTGGCGTTAATATCTGTCTTAATGCTTTCCGTGAGATCAATCTCAAGCATTTTCAATGATTCTCCAGAAAGAACTGTATCCTTTCCTTTCGACCATTTCGTTTTCAAATTGTTATTATATGCTACCGAGTCAACAAAGAACCTTATAGCTTCCACATATTCAATAAGGCTTGAGCTTGGAGACTCAAACTTGAAGCTCGCCCCTTCGGGAAGGGTAATAATATTGTCTACACCGAGCTGAAATGCGGAATCATCATCTATTCCAGAAGCCACAGGCTGACCAAGGGCTTGTAATCTCATCCCAAGAGACATTTCCGTGAGCATAACATTCACGGTCTGGTTCATAGTCACAACATCGGAAGCTCCTTCCCTAAACCATTCTGTCGTAAGCGGATGCCTGTGTGCGAAGGTTACGGGGATCACACCATAAGGATTAATCATCTCTTCATTCCCCTCTACGGGCTGTATCTCGCCATGACCGCTGACCAAATAGTGAAAATCCTTACTCCAGAAGGCAAATATGTCATCAGAATCGAGTTGTGAGAATTCATAGGAGTAAAGTGGATATAGAACCGCAACTGGGTCTTTCTCAAATGGAAAAAAGAGGGGATAGAACTCAGAAAGGATGTCATATTCTATTTTTCCCTCTTCTTCGTTGAATTTGCTCCTGAGTCCAGAAGTCCCGAGAAGGTATGTTATCCTCTCAAGGCTGAGCATTGTTGCGTTTAGGGATTTAACATGGTCTGTATACACTTCATTTTCTCTTTGGGGGGAGTTTTTATAAACGATACATCTTGAATTAATCAATTTTGCGGTAACATTCTGACAGACGAGAGGAACTTGTCTTAATGCACCTCTGGTGAAATAATCTTTTAGGTCATCTTCCATTGCCTCTACGATTCCTTCGTAGTAGGAAAGGAATTTCATTCTTTCGTCTGTTCTGTTTTTTTTGGAAGTGTTTAAATAGTCTTCGAGGGCTTTTTTTATACTTGTTTCAGAGAGATTCTCAATTAACATTTCTTTTTCCTATTTTTGTATCTGAGTAAAAAAGGATTAGCAAAACAACATTGAGCATTAGGCTCGCTCCCAATAAAAAGCTCACCATCTAATAACGGAAGCTTTCCTCGCAACAATCGGAAACAGGAAATGAATACCGTATCCCAAGGCATCTGAGGTGTGAGTAAGAGCTGAATCCGATTTGTCTATATCTCCAGATTTCCAAACAACCCGTTCAAGGTCTGAAACAAGTTTTGGACAATTTTCTACCGAAAAACGGCTTTTGCCGTCTCTAATTAATAACAAATTATTGACAGCGTTGACCCTATCCCTCACAGGTGGGTTACGTCTCTTCGCTTTTATTTTAAAAAAACTATCTCTTAAAATCTGGTGATCTGATTTCGCACTTGATGTTTTTCTTGATGCTCCAGTCGCATCTGGATAGACAAAAGACTTTGGAAATTCCTTCCGAATAATCTCTGACATGTCATAGGTATTGGCATTATTCAAGTACCATTCCTTAAAAACATGAATAGTCTCCCCGATCTTAACGAAAGCACAGGCACACATGGGATTTACGTTAAAATCCATCCCAATATATATATCATCGTATTTTATGAGCTTTTTGAGGTCATCACGCTCTTTTACATGAATTGACCTGTCAAAATTCTTATAAACCCTTCCTTTTTGAAGATTTACGAATTTTCCGTATACATAGGCATCAATCATCTCCTGAGAATAGGTTTCAAGGAGACTTTCCTTGTATGGGGCGGGAAGATGGGGATTTTCGAGCGTACTGCCGAAAACAACGCCCACATCGTACTGATCTTCGTTATTTATGGCAATATCGTATCCCCAATTAAGGGATTCTGGCGTTCCCGTTAAAAACATCTCTCTTTGGGGTGCTTCTGGATGCCTTATTCTTGAAATTGCTATATCAAACACCTCTTTGCTCTGAATAAACGGCTCATCTATGCCAACTGCCGCTAATTCTTGCCCCAGAAGACCTTGAGGATCGTCTCCTGACCCAATCCATATTTTTCCGTCCCAATTTAAAATTTTAATTTCGTTTTCTGTCTTATTGTGGGTGTAAGTCATTCCAGATCGGTTCATTATCCCTTTTAAAGTCGGAATAATTGTCCTTTTTGCCATTTTGTAGGACGGGGAAATGTACATTACTGGAATTCCGTGATTTAAATAGGACAAATAAATGAGGCGTAAAGCCCCAATGTATGTCTTTCCCGATCCGTAGCCCCCAACTAAGATTTTAATATAATTTGGCAAATCCCAGAATTTTTTTTGGTAGCCAATAAACCCTTCAGTTGATATGGTAAATTTCAAAAACCACACCCCCGTTCCGAGGGGCAGAGCGGATCAAAGGAAATGCGGATCAGGAGACCCGTTTTCAAATTATATTTGACACCCTCTAACGGATCACCAGCTCATCGGGTGGGATGTCCTGAGTCCTGACAACCTCTGGAGTCCTCCCCCACACCCGATTCAACAGCTCTTTGATTGCATTAATTTCTCCATTCTCTGCCAGTTGGTAAAGTCTGTTCAAGACTGATTCCATCCGTGAGCGATCACCTTTCTTTTCTTCTCCCATCTCTCTGAGCAGATCTGAGACAGCATTTCTCCTGCCGTTCTTCCCAATGGTGTTTCCGTCTTTGAACTGGGTCTGAGGACTTCCGCTCGATCCCTTTTTCCATCTTCCGTTCTCGTCTCTCTTTGGTTTGGGATGGACTTCTCCTGTCTCTCCATCTGGTGAGGTGTACAAATCTACATCCCGCCTCTGGTTCACTTCCGCTTTCTCTGATGGAAAGCCTTTCTTAGTAACCTCTTCAAATAGCTTTGATACTTCTTCATTCTCCATGTGTTGTTGGTCTCCTTTCATTCTATACAAGATTACCTACCCCGAGATCATGCGAGACATTTCTAATTAGATTGATTAGTAAAATCCTTAGATATATTGCTCTAGAAGCTATACATTTGGGCATGGTTACGATAGACACTAAGAAAACAAAGGAGACTCCAGTCATGGAATTTATACAGAAAGACGGAAAACAGATCACAGATAACCTCGGAAGACCTTGTGAAATTGATTCTGACAAGGCTCATTCCTTAGTAATAAAGAAACTGAGAAACCTTCTCGTTCTTGCAGAGCGGAAAGAATACTCAAAGTTAGAAAGTGCAGTCAGGTCAATTACTTTCGATCCGAACCAATCTGAATTGGTTTCTCTTATCACCTCTCTTTGCGAAGATCAACCAGTAGCTCTTGTTCTTTGCTCGGATCAGGATGAAAGAGAACTTGAGGAACTTGCTCTCGGTAATGGAGACTGGAACGAATCTCACTTGGATGATCTCAGACCTACCACCTCCCTGAGCAATAGAGAACGGAAAGCGGAAAGGGTTCTTTCCATAGTTGAGCGGATTGGGAAAGACCTGAAAAAGGATATTGTCTAACGTGATAGTCTACATTGTAAAGTTGTCTGATTTGGGCAAAGGCTCGGAGAAGATAAGAACAGAAAAACAAGCAGTGAAATGGGTAAAGAAACATATTCAAAACCTACCCTTTCATAGCTTTTTCAGTACACCAAAACAAAGGAAAACCTAATCATGGAAACCCAAACCGATCCTGACGAGATCATGTGGATACTTAGGAAGATGGATGTTAAGGAATCGACCCTCTGGAAAATCCTTCAAATGCTCTATGATGAAGTAGATTTTGAAGGTTCAGAGGAAGAAAACCAAAATAAGGAAACCCAATCATGAAACAGAACGTAACTTGGTCAGACTTTCTAAATGCCTTCTCCCAGTCAGACAGGAGAGATCAATTCACCTATGACGGATTAAAAGCCCTATTCACATGGTTAGAAGAATGGGAAGAAAATACAGGTGAGGAAATCCAGTTTGACATGATCGCTCTTTGCTGTGAATACACAGAATACAAAAACCTCAAAGAGTTTAACGAGGCATACGGGAAAGAGTTTACTTCTTTGGATCAGGTAGAATACGAGACTTACATCATCCCAGTTTTTGATGATGAATTTACTCCTACCTCTTCATTCATCATTCAAGACTTTTAGGAGGGGGAAAGCATGATTTTTACTACCCTTGTAAGCCCTGATTCCGTCCTGACTGATTCCATTTCCCATGTTACATATACGATTCCAGACCCTCTTTCAGTCATGCTCTATTTCTTCTGGATGATCCTGAGTAACCCTGTTTTCCTAACTGTCCTGATCTCATACCTTGTTATCGTATTTGCTCCGAGCCTTTCTGAGTCCCTTCATAACCTGATCCGAAAATTAACCAGAAAAGCTTAGAAATGCCCGTCCAGTACAAACTACTTAATCGCTGTCCATTACTTAACAACTGGAGACCCTAACCATGAGCCAAAAAATTAACTCTGATCTTTTACGATCCGCTTTCTTGAAATATACCAAACCTCTGCTCCTTTCTATGCAGTCTGATGGACTTCTCAGGAGTCAATTTTTAGCTCCTGATCTGGTCTCAGAACTTCCCAAAACTGGAAAATTTCCTCTCGTCAAATTCTCCAAAATTTTTGAAAAGGCGTTAAAGTCACACTATATTTGCGAGGGGCGAAACCATTTTGATAATATCCAAAATTCTCCCTTAGAAGAATCTAAGAATTTCACCTCCCCCCCCATCAAATATCTTGCAAATCTCTGGGAGTCTTATCAAAGATATTCTGAAAAGGCGACACCAGATTGCTATTCTCATTTGGGAGAAGATGCTCTTGATGATTTGTATGAAGTAGAATGGCATGATGTATACAGATTTTCGGGGAAGGATGAATTGAATAAAGTCTACTTCATTGATCCCAACAACTATTCATTCATACCTGATTCAAACTCCAATTTGAACTTTAAACATAGCTTATCAGTTGCATACTTCTGTGATTCATGTCTGATAAAGGATGCAAAATACTCAGAGATTGAAGAAATTTATTAAATGGAGAATAGCTACTGGGACGTAACTATTGATGGTATCAACCACATTGTATCAACTACCTATGCTAAAGAGAATCTCAACAAATGCACATGGGTGGATCACTACACAGATGAAGAACTGACTCCTGTTCATGAACATGGAGAGGTTGTTCATAGTATCTGTGCAAATCATTTGGATACAGCAATAGGTTATGAGGAAATCTGGGACTCAAGCGAAACAGAAGGGACTTCCGAACCTTACTACAGCATCATGACAGATGTGATTCAGCCTTATGGATGGAAACCAGAATGGCTTTGCAGTAT